ACGTGCCTGTAGTTTCGTTATACCAAACCTGTCCTTCATACGCTGAAGTTAACGTAGGGTCAGCATCGAATACCTCTACTCGTTTACCATGTAGTTCTTCGTAAGTAGCCATAATTAGTTACTATGGAAGTGTTACGTCGCTTGGTCTATCACGAATTGCTTTTTCTTCATCAGACAATGCATCCCATGCAGCTTGTGCAGCTTCAACTTCAGCTGTAACAATTGCTTGAGCTTCTGCTTTTGTCTTTTCAACACCGTTTTTTTCAGCTAACCAAAGAGCGCCTTTTTCATTGTTTCCAACGACCCAAACGTCTCCAGGATAACCTCTAAGAAAAAAATTTAATCTATCTTGATGAGTGAAAAAACCTTTCCCAGTGTTAGTAGCAGTGCCATACATAAATAGTGCCATAGTTACTTCCTCCTTTTATTGTTATTGTGTATCATATTTTTTAACTAGATGAAATGTTTTTTACATTAAGTGCCGTTGTATCTCCAGTAAATTCTTCTACACCTGTTTCAGCAGGAGATCCACCTATAGCTAATGCTGCAATGTTAGTTCCTGCACCTGATCCTTCTGCCGTAGTCCCACCCATTGAAGGTCTTGTTGACCAAGCAGTGCCATCATATCCAACAGTTGTAGCTACTTTTGAAGGTTGATATCCTCCAAACGCTAAAGCTGCTGTTTGAGTTGCTCCACATCCCATTAAACCAGAAGTTCCTGTTGGTAATGCTCCACCTGCTGTCCAAGAAGATCCACCATATTCTTCAGTATTAGTATATTTGGTTGAATTAGGATTATCTGATCCACCAAAAACTAAACCAGAAGTTTCTATACCAGCTCCTGCAAAATATTGTCTAGCTTGAGATAAAGCTCCTCCTGCTGTCCAAGACGTTCCATTATATTCTTCTGTTGCAGTTTGTGTAGCAGGTCCAGTTGTTCCACCTGCAGCTAACGCTGCTGTTTGAATTCCAAAACTTGCAAAAGCTCTTCTAGCTGTAGACATAGAATTTGGTTGAGTAGCCCAACTTGATCCATCATATTCTTCAGTAGCTCCTGAAACTGGAAAATTTCCATATGTAATTGCTGCAGTCTGAGTTCCACATCCACCTGCATATTGTCGTGCTGTATTTAAACTAGGTGCTCCAGACATAGAAGTACCATTATAACTTTCAACTGCTGTTGATGCTCCAGGAGGTCCAACTCTACCACCAACAGCTAATGCTGCAGTTTGAGTTCCAGCACTTGACATAGATTCTCTTCCAGTTGATAAAGCTCCACCACTAGACCATGCTGCTGCTGTAATAACATTTGCTGATACTGTAAATTCTTCTGTGTTTGCAACATTTGTTGAAGTATATCCTCCACAAGCTACGGCTGAAGAGTTAGTTCCAAATCCTCCAATTCTTTCCCTTGCAGTAGCCATGTCTCCTGTTTCAGACCAACTAGTTCCATCATATTTTTCTGTTAATGCTGAAACAGAACCAGTGTTACCACCAAATGCTAAAGCAGACGAACTAGAAGTACCTGATCCCCCCACTAGGCTTCTTGCTGTGTTTAAATTACCACCTGTTGTCCAACTTGATCCGTTATATTCTTCTGTTGCTGCTGTAATAGGAGTAGGACTAGAAACATATCCAGCAAAACCTAACGCTGAAGTTTGAATTCCAGCTGCACCTAATGCAGATCTTCCTGTAGACATATCAGTTTGTTCAGACCAAGAAGAACCATTGTATTCTTCTGTTTTACCAGATATGCCAGGAGCTTCATCTCCACCAAAAGCAAGAGCTAGAGTCTGTGTTCCACATGCTGCTAAATAACCTCTTGCTGTTCCTAAAGTTCCACCAGTTGTCCAACTAGTGCCACCATATTCTTCAGTTGCATTTGTAACAGGTGGAATATTACCACCAACACATAAACCAGCTGAGCTTGGTCCACATCCAGTTGTAGAAAGTCTTACTTGACTTAAATCACCGCCTGTTGACCAGCCAGAACCATTATATTCTTCTGTTGCATTTGTATCACCATTACCACCAAAAGCTAAACCTGTGGTGCTTGTACCTCCAGCTCCTAATCCTTTTCTTGCTGCATTCATAAGTGAACCACTAATCCATGCTGATGATGCTACAATAGTTTTAAATGCGTTGTCTGTTGAATTATAAAAAATTCTACCCGCATCTTCCTCTGAAGATGGATTTGAAGATAATGAGTTAATAGCTTTTCCGTGTATTTTTCTATATGTTGTCATAATTAAGTTACCGCTACCGTTTGTGTTGCTGCCGCTGCTGCAGTATATTCTTCAACTGTATTAGACGCTGGATATGAATCCGGAGGGTTTGGGTTTCCTACATACAAAGCTGTAGTTGGAGCTGAGTATGGAGTAGGATTAGCATTTCCTTGTCCACTATTTCCGCTACTTAAACTTGAATCACTGGTAAAAGAAGTTCCATCGTAAGATTCGACTTGTTGTTTATTTGGTCCTCCTCCATAAATTAAACCTGCTGTTAGAGTTCCTGCTGCGCCTGCATTATTTCTATTTCTTGCAGTGTTAGCAGTACCACCTGCTGTCCAACTAGAACCATCATATTCTTGTGTAGCAAAAATTCCAGCTTCGGGACCGCCAGGTCCAGGAGATACTCCTCCAACACTTAAAGCTGCAGGTTCACTACCTAAAACTGTACCACCTGCTTTTGCTACAGGAATTGCTGTTTCATTACTCCAAGATGAACCATTATAAGATTCTACATTTGTCATTACACCTTCTGGTGATCCACCTGCAGGTCCTGCTCCACCAACAGTAAGTACTGCTGTTGAAGTTCCGCCTCCATTACAAGATCTTCTTGAATTGTTTAAACTAGGTGTGCTTGAAAAATTTGTCCCATCATAAGAAACAGAAGTAGTGCTTGCCCCTGGTCCTTGTTGTCCTCCAAAAAATATTGCTGCTGTTTGAACTCCAGCACCTCCTGGATCTCTTGCTGCATAAGGAGAAGCATTTACACTAGTCCAATTTGTTCCATCATATTCTTGTGAATCATCTCCTAAAGGGTTTGGTGCAGGTGTTCCATCATTACCCATTGTTTTTATGTAAGCTGCTTTTGTCCCACAACCTGCAAAAGTCATATAAGAACCTGGGGCAGGATTTCCTGCTGTCCAAGAACCTGGAGCAAAAGTTCTTACTTTTATAGATCCTGCTGTTGAGTTATACCACATCTCTCCTAATAAAGGATTAGAGGGATCAGACGTTACTGTTTTAATTTTTAAACCTGCTAGTTCTTTGTAAGTAGACATTCTACCTAGACTCCTTAATTATTCTTTAAGAGCCAGCCCTGTGTGCTATCTACATAGACCAAAGTATTTCCCGCTCTTTCTGTTGAAACTGTTAATGGATCAGTTGATCCTGCAATTTTTTCGGTTCCGTTTTGATCAATAGTAAGTGCATTAGTATCAAATGTTCCTGCATAATCTATAAAAGCAATCTCATCACCTATACTTCCTGCAGGTAAATCCATTTCAAATGCACCACCTGTCGTGTTAATAAAATAACCTTCACCAGCAACTGCTGTAAATGTAGAAGTTTTTACTGCTTGCCATGAAGTACCGCCTGATACTGCTGCAAAAGATAAAACACCTGATCCATTTGTTTTTAAAAATTCATCAGCATTTCCATCATCAGCTGGAAAAGTTAAAGTTACATTTGATGCAACTGTTGCGGGTGCTTGTAAAGCTATGTAATGAGAATTATCTGCATCACCTAATCTTAAATCACCTTGATCACCAATCTGTAAATTAGTTCCATCCCATGCTAAATTTTCAGAACCACCAAATGATCCTGAATTATTAAATTGAACTTGTGTATTTGAACCACCTGGTAATCCACCAATAACTACTTCTTTAACATCTGGATTTGTACCGTCGTTAGCAGTTGCTGAAAGAATTTTCCAACCTTTATCAGTTGTTGCCCAAGTTATAGTATCACCTGAACCCGATGCATATTTAAATTGTACGGTGTATGCACCACTTGTATTGTTTAAAATAAAATAAGTATTTTCTACATCTAAAGGAATTGTTACAATTTTATTTCCTGTAATTGCTTCAGCACTTTCTGCTCCTAAAACTATAACTCTTGTTGCAAGAGTTGCACCTGTTGACCCATCAGATACAGCTAAAGCCGTTGTATTAGCTCCTGTACCAGCAGCATTTAAAGTTTGTACTTTATAACCACCAGTTATCTGTTCAAAAAGACTTAAATTGGTATTTGTTTTTGTTCCCCATGTACCGGCGTTTTCACCAGTTGCCATTAGTTCAACACCAAGAGGTGTGTAAGTTGAAGCCATAATTTTTTTCTCCTAAGCTACGTGCGTTACGTCTGTATACGTTGTTTCATGCGTTACGTCAACATTGTTATAACTTGTATTTCCAGTAATATCAACATCTCCATATCCTAATGGAGCAACATTTCCTACCGCAGAAATAGCTTCTTGTCCAGTTAATCCAATAACATCTGCTGGTATAATTATACCTACAGAAGAAGTTACAGAAACTCCTGTTAAAGGGACTCCTATTTCAGGTATAATTGATCCTACAGAAGTTGTCGATCCTACACCAGTTATATTAAATACTTGTGCATCACTTGTTGTAAGTTCTCCTACAGAAGAAGTTGCATCAACGCCTGTTAAATTAACACCAATTCCTATTGTTAAAGAACCTGTTGCCGTAGTTGCAACTAATGTTGTTAAACCTTGAGTATGGTCTGCACCATTATTTAAATCTAATTGACCTTCTGAAACTGTTGCTACTTGACCATCTGGTATAATTGTTGGCGATAAAACAAATGTAAATTCTCCAACAGAAGTTGTTGCTGCTTGACCAGTTAATCCTATTACATCTGCCGGACTAATAGATCCAACACTTGCAGTAGCTTGTTGACCAGTTGGAATTTCAATTCCTTCTAGTACACTACCCCAACCATTTTCACCCCAGTCAAGTGTACCCCAACCAGGTTTTAATTCTACTGTAATAGATCCTACTGATGTTGTTGCTTGTTGCCCTACGAGATCTACATTAGGTGCATCGCCATAAGCTTGTGATCCCCATCCAAGACGACCCCAACCTTGTTTAACAGTTGTTGCATCGTTCCAACCTGCTTGTCCCCAGGATAATCGACCCCATCCTACCGACATGGGTTACCTACGCTATACGAATAATTGCTGTTGAAGCTGCTGCTGCGGGAAATTGAATTGTAAAAGTTCCACTTGATACAGTTTTATCTCCACCAAATGCAACTACCGCGCATGCTTTATCAGATTGTGTATCATTATAAATTAAACAACCGTTGGCTGTAAAAGATGCAGAAGTAAAACTAATATCTGCAAAATCACAAACTGCAGTTGAACCATCTAAAACAGGCGTAACACTTGTAAGTGCTTTTCCACCAGCTGTATAAGCTGATCCTGATGTGTTAGTTATTTCTTCTGAAGTTGTGTAAGCTGTAGTACCTGCACCTAAAGATGCATCACTTTGATATAAAGCTAATTTGAAAGCGTTTCCAGATGATGCAGTAAAGTTGTGAGTACCAACTAAAATCTCTTGTTTAAAGCTATTACAAATCGCTGATGATATTGCCATAATATTTTACTCCTTGTTATGGAGACGGAGATTTGACTGGTATTCTAACAGTGCCGTCAGTGTAATCATCTCTTCTTCGTCTTCCAAGCTGCATTCCTGCAAACTGTTGTATAGCATTTTTATACTTTTGTTCGTACAATGTCAACATATCCGTTGGACCTTTTAAAAATCCATAAGTTTCAGCTAAACAACAATATAAAAGTCCTTGCGGGAAATTTAAGCTTAAATAGTTAGTATTACTTCCTTCTAATAATACAGGTATTTTATTGTAGTATACCCGAAATTTATAATTTGCATCTGGTGTTGGAGCTATGTACATTCCTCCAGAGGTAGTATCAGATAATCCAGTAGCACCTCCGAACATGGCATAATATTTAGGAAATCCCGTTACTGAATTTGTTGTATCCGTAGGAGCTTGTATTTCTCCAGATGGTCCAAATTTTCTATCGGTAAATTCTGATAGATATGTCTGATCTTTTTTCTCTAACCAAGTACCATTACCTTCAGTATTAGCTGTTGAATTAAATACTTCAATCCCTCTTATAAACATACATCCTGCCGGTGCATTGATTGTATTATCATTTGCAGCTAATGTACCTTCTTGAACGTGCCTATCGGAATCCATAGGTAAATCCATAAAAATTCTTTGTTGAGCATTTAGAATAATATTTTCTAAAACAGCATCAGTTAATACACCGTCGTCTACTTCGGTGTAGCTTTTAATTTGTGTTTTTAATCCTGATGCACTTAGTCCTGACATAATTAACCTCTATCATTAACGGGTCCAATTGTACACTGAAAACCGCCTCCTGTTGCCGTGCTACTAGCATTGCTAGTTAATTCAAAACCAAATCCTACCTGGGTTGTTATATGAGCAGGATTACCATTGCTATCATTATATCCAGCGAGTCCTACTGTTTCTTCAAGAAAAGATATTTTATATGCACCAAATACTTTTGCTCCAGTTGCATGCGAACTTGCTGTTGTGTTTTCAGGAGATACTCCTCTGTATGGAGCACTTGTTCCTCTAGTGCATCCTGTTAAATTATTACTTGATCTTCCTGTGTATTCAATAACCTCATTTTCAAATAAACCAGATACTGCATTTACTTTTTCAATAACTATAAAACCCGATGTTGGAAACGCTGAACCATCAGCTAAAGTAATTGTTGTAGTTGAATCCGTAATTGCACCATTTAAAGTTGTAGATAATTGTAAAGTAGTTATAGCAACACCGCCAACTGGAGATTTAATATCTCTTAATCTAAAAATATCATTTACTTGCATTGCACCATTTGGAAAAGAAACAGAAACTGTTGCATCTGCAGCCGTAGTTGTAATAGGATCATTTGCTAAAAAATCTTCTGTTGGAAATTCTGTTCTTGCAGGTCTAGCTCTTTGTAAAGCTTGTGGGTCTGCACTTGTTGGTTTAGGATCTAATTGTGGTTGTTTAGGTTCGTACTCTGATATATGTACAAACGCACCATTCCATTCTCTAACCATTTCGTTGTATGGAAATGCCATTCCTGATCTATCAGAAATTGCTAAAGCATATTTACCTTGTGAAAAAGTAGTCATTAACCAATACCTGGGTAGTAGATTTTAGGAGATATGTATGTAGAGTTAGAAGAACCATCTTCATCTTCTGCTCTTAACAATTCATCTTCATATAATAATTTTAATTCTTGTACTCTTTGTGGCGCATATTTTACAGCCAGGTAATATGCTAATCCTGAAATCATACATGGAACAAATCTGTATGGTACGTCAGTTGCATTTGTATAAGCACCTACATCATCAATTCTTTTTGTGTAATAAAAATTAATATAGTTACCATCTTGAGCTGCACCTGGAGTTAAATACAAAGTCATTGTAACTTTATCTATAAATCTTTGGACCCAATATTGCGTCGGTAAACCTTTATCAGTTTTATTAGAAAAACCTTGATATTGTGACCTACTAATTTTTGTCATTGGCGTATCGACAGACGTAGATTTTACTCTGTAATCTGCTTCTTGAATGTCTGTCATACCAATTGGAAATTGTAATACTGCATCAGAAGTACTGTGTGTAGCTGCTGTGCTACCATTAATTCCTCTAGTACATCCTGTTAAATTTAAATTAGTAATTCCTGTATATGAAATTTGTTCAGTTCCAATAGTAATTACTCCACTAGTTGCAAAACCTGTGACTGAAGCTACTCCTATAGTAACAGCAGTAGCATTTATACCTGCAGAAAGTGTTGTGTTAATTCCGTCTGAAGTACCATCGGCCGGGGATCTAAAAAAGGTATAAGAAGTTTGTCCATCTACCAATGTAATGTTTTGGTTTTTTACTTCCCAAAATTGTAAACCTCTATTGCCCCATTCAGAAAATAAAATATTTAAAGATCGTTTAGCAGTTTTTAATTGATAACCAGAAACACCTTGCATACCGATACGTTCGTACGCATCTTCAATAATTTCATCAATGCTTAGGTTCTTATCGAAAACATAAGAGCCTGAAGTAGTGTTGGCCATTTAAGCTCCTTACCCGTCAAACTGTATAGATAATCCTACTACTGCAGTTCCCGCAGACGCAAAATATGCACCATCTTCACATAAAATTCCGTCATCGGCAATGTATGGATCGATTGTTGATCCGTTGTCTACATCTAAAATTAATCTGTTTTGACCTGATGTTGCTGAACCATTTTTAATAAAAACAGTTCCGGCTCCAGCACCTGCGACTCCAGTCATACTTCTAACTCTAGTTCTGCCAGCAAAAATAATTCCTGTTGCAGCTCCTGATGTTATTCCAGCAGAAATGTCTGTTGTAATAGATCCACTTGCAGTGATGCTTGTTATTTCTGTCCAAGTTCCAGCTACACTTACATTACCTGAATCTGGTCCAGTTGTTGCTGCACTTGTAGCAGCATCTCCGTTAGCATCTTTTCCTACAACTACAAAAGTTATTCCTGAGTTGTCAGCTGAAGAAGTTAAAGTAACCGTTTGAGCATTAACCCAAGGACCACTATTTAATAAAACTAAAGTAGTCGCTGTTCCTGCAGCAGAAATTGCATCTGTGTCAGTTCCGAATACTATTTGTTTACTTTTTACTCCTGATACATTTGGCATAATTTTTTTCTCCTATTAAATTATACTAAGGCCCCGGAGGGCCCTAGTTAAATTTATTATCTTTGTTGGATCGTTTGAACCCAATCTGTTGCTAGTTGATTAGCAGTAGTACCTTTATTTTCTATGAAAATTTTTAGTTCTAAAGCTATGTCATCTGGAACAGTTGTAGCTGCTTGCGTTCCAACTTTCTTACCATCTAAGTACAATTTATATTGTGCACTTGTTTGACCAAGCTCAGTACCTGCAGGTTGAAAATGAAAACCTAATCTAACAGAGTTAGATGGGATTTCAAATTGAGTTGCAGTTTGAGTTGGGAC